AGCAGTCACCTACTCGCCTACCAACAGGATTGTTCTGATACTCTATCCACATATGATCACCTGCCTTTCTGCCATAATTTTCGCAATAAAAAAGCACCCAGACGATGCGGTCTGAGTGCGATTATCGTGCATATTTTGTTCAGAGATGCCTGAACAGTTTTTCCTGAGATTTGTAGACGATGGCCTTGATCTGTCTCGGAGACATATCGAATTCTTCTGCTAATGGCTCAAAGCAAATGCCATCTATCAGTCTGCGCTTCAGGATGGCTCTATGCTTCTCGTTCAAGATCCATTCATCAATAGCATCGGTAAGTTCCGTTCTGGAATAGTCTCTCATTATCTTCTGCCTGCGACTACATTCACATTCCTTGCGTTACGTGCCTTTACGGATACCTTGCGCCTTCTTGCGGTTCCTTTGCTCTTTGCCCTGTTCCGCTTCGTTGCCGTTTTACTTTTCGCTACCACCTTCGTACTCATTGTTTATTGCTCCATTCACACTTGCATTCGCTCCAAGCAGATTAGTGTTGATCGTGTCATCAGTCTCTACAGAGTATGATTCCGATGAAAAGTCGTACTGATTCCACACCCACAGCCATGCGAGATTGCTGCCTACGATAAGCAGGATGGATATCAGCAGGGCCGTTATCAGCCTCTTGACCGTCCTCTCATGTCTGGCTGCTTCACTCTCATATACGATGTAAGGCACATCCTTTTCCATGTTCACGCTCCCTTTTGAAGTTGTCGCACCTGTTCCTCAAGCACAGGCACACGCACAGCAAAGTCGTTATGTTTGCGGACCTCGTTGGTGAGGTTCTCAATCTTTTCATCCTGCACAGCTTGATGAACTTTCATTTCATTCATAATAGCCTGGTTCCCTGCTCTCACTGTCAGGACCGTTCCCAGTAAGGCAAACAGACCTGTGATCACTGCTACAACGATAGCTTCACTCATAGTCATCACCTCACTTCAGCCTTACTACAGCTATTATCTTCTTATTGCCGTTGTATGCGTAGTTTCCCCAGTAGCCTTTCTTCCTGCGTTCAGCACTGTGGTTATCCCATATAATCGGATTGTTTCCATTCCATCCGCCATTGAAGATGAAGATATGACTGCCTGCTCCAGAGTCGTACTTGTCTCCTGCCATGATGATGTCACCAGCTTTCAGCCTGCTCTTATTAGCTGCGATCGTGCCAGACATGTATATGACTTCCATCTTGCTATTGTTGCCGTATACCTTACCCTTCTCGTCATGCCATACATACTTGCCGCTTGGCAGGACACCAATACGCTGAAGGACGCAGGCTACGTAAGTCACACAGGTGCCTTTATATTTCGACTTCGGTATGGTCGGATTCGATTCCCACTCATAGTGATAGTTCTTCATCCACTCAGCCTGGTCGACACACGCATCCATTTCCTTCTGGATCAAAGTCTTTTCTACCGCAGGATAGACAGCAGTCTTACCCTGATTGTCGTTGAGGAACTTCTGTAGAGCTTTCATCGAGTTGACTCCGAAGATACCATCCTGCGATACTCCGAGCTTTTTCTGAAGAGCCTTGCTTGTATTTGGCCCCCACAGGCCATCAGGATCTTTGAGTCCGAGCCACTTCTGCAATGCTGTTACTGTAGGTGATCCTTTGCCATACTCATATGCTGTCAGCGATGGCACATATTTCTGAAGGTCCTCTCTTATGGTTATCCCATCCGTCATAGGCACACCGAGGAACTTCTGGAGATGACGCACAGTATTGACTCCACCTACGCCATCGACTGAAAGCTTTGCATCATCGTAAATCGGAGTAGCAGCATAAAGCGCACCATTCAGCTTACCCGACCACACACGACTGACATCGCCACGAAGATTCTCATCATATGCAAGCCATCCATTTCTAAGAGCTGATGTCGAATTGCAATCTTTTATGTACAGCATATCCTTTGAGCCACTTTTCTTATAGCCTGTACAAGCTACAAAATGAGCTGAGGAAGTCCAATGCACACCCTTGGTTCCGCCTTTTCTGTTCCCCATCAGCAGGATTGCGACTCGGTTGCCTTTCGCAAGCTCGTTGAACAGTGCAGGCATTGTGCCGTGTTCCTTTACCTCGGTCATGCCGTAATGCTCCATCATCTTCGGAATGCCTGAGAAGTATGTTCCGTTGCCATTCGGAGCAGCATATTGAACACAATATGGCTGGATCGTCTTTGGTGTATGATTCGCATACTTATTCATCTCGATGATGCAGTTGCAGATACTGACTTCTCCGCATCCGCAGTTGCGAATATACCAAGGCTTCTTAGGATATCCAAGCGATGCCCAGCGAGTATCATACTGCTTGTAGTTGGTGCTATTCATCTACATCACCATCCTCGATGTATCCATCGACCTCAATGCCAATGCCATCATCACCTGCTTTCAGCATCCTTGTGTAGCCTGTTCCTTCGCATGCCTCGACAGTGTAGTCGTTGTTATACCAGGTAACACATGCCACGATGACGAAGTTCAGGATCACAGAGATTATTCTGTATGCGAGATCAAGCTTCGCATTATGGAACTGAGCCACATCTGTAGCCATCAATGCTGTATTAAGGCAGGTAGCTACAGCGAGTATCGTTCTTATCTTTGTTCCTATGTTCATACTGGTGCGTCCTTTCGTAATTTTTTCTATAGCATAAAAAAATGGGGAGAATATTTCTCCCCTACACTTAATTAAATTCGTACCGTGCTTAGACTGCTGCTGTTGATGCATACCTCCACGCATTCCATGTATCGGAATTGGCGCGAGTACGAATATACAAAAAGTTTGCAAAACCGAAAGCAAATTCAAACCCATATTTGAAATTTTGATTCGTCCATCCTATGACGACGTATGAATTAACACCCGATGCAGGTCTGTCCTTTGACGAGTCACTCACAAATCCAATGAAGGGCGTGTTGTGTCTTGAGCTTAATTCCGAATCGAGCTGTGCAAACGTAAGACCGTAGAACTGCCAAAACTTAATATTGCTATTTAGTGAATCAAGCGCACTCTTCACGCTCTGACTCGATCCTGCCAAACTTGACCCTGTATAGTCCTCAATGATCTTCTTGGCTACATCACTCACAAGCTGTTTGTAAGCATTATTATCAGACCCCACTACCCTTAAATAGTCACTTGTGGTCAGGCTCGACTTTGCATCAAGGCCAGACTCAAACGACTTGAACAGGTTAGCTACTGTGGCCTTGCTCGATGCCCCTGCGGATGTAACTATACGCACAAAGTCGCTGCTGCCTACCGATGTTATTGTATTAAGTAAAGATTCTCTGATGCCCATTTATATGCTCCTTTCAATCTTTCAAGATCGCATCTGCCGCTACAGCTTCAAGTGCGGTTATCTTGCCCTGCATCGTAGATATGTTGCTGTTAATAGTTGTTATCTGTCCGTTTATCGTAGATACGTTGCTCTGGAGATCAGATATATCGCTTCGGATATCCACGATGTCCTCTGCTACTACACCGATCGCCTCAAGCAGCTTGTCTATCTTTTTGTCTGTTGCGTCCATCTGTTTCTGTTGCTTATTCAGGAGATCCATAGTTTCTCCGAACGCAAGCATCAGATTTTCGACAAGGCTCTGCAGCTTCTGGTCCTCAGTCAATGCAGGATTGCGGTCGTAATCAATAATCATATTTGGTCATCTCCTTAGTTGAGCTTTACCCATGATCCATTGACCTTAACGTATACATCGCATTCCTTCCAGACTCCGCTGCTGTTTTTCGCCATAGGCTTTGGTATCTGCACCCATGTGCCGTTTACTCTTGCGTATACCTTGGACGTCAGGCTCCAGGCAGAATACATCGGCTGGTCCTGCGTGACTCTGTATGGAAAAGATGCTTTGTTTGTAAGGTCTGAGTCCGTATACCAGTCGTTGAAGGTGTAGCCTCTCTCGGTCGGATCATCTGGCTTTGCCACTGTATGGCCGTAATATGTTGTAACTGATCTGTATAGGCTCCCATCTCTTTTACGGAATGTGACAGTGTACCTGTTAAGGACAGGAACCGTAACAGTAAACGTGCATTTGGATTTGTTGGATTCGATTCTCCATAACGAGCCTGTGACTTCAGGCTCTGTAGTGCCGCTTGCGGTCCTTTCCTTTTCAAAAGTTCCAGACGCAATTCTTGTGTATCTCCAGGTGTCGGTTGATAGAGACAGTGGATATGATGAGACTGGGGGAAAGCTTCCGCTTGCTATCTGGTCACCATCGCAGGTAAGTTCGTAGTTAAATTCAGACTTAGTCAGATCCCAGGATGTCACCTGAGAATTAGTGCTTTTAGCTCCCAGGGAAATCTCATACGAAAAGACCACTTTTTCTTCGGTCTCTTCCGAATCGATCCTCACTCTCAGTCTCCAGACCACACCTGTACTTACCTGTATTTCATTGCCATAATAAATCGCCATGATCGCTCCTTTCTGCTATGCAGTTACAAACCATATGTCTCCGTTGCTGCCGCCTGTTGGTGCAGATGCGGATACCGTGATCTTCGCAGGGAGATTGTTGAGCTTGCTCTTATCGGCTGCACTCATAAGACCTGCTGCGCTCGTTGTAGCATTCCCTGG